AAGATAGGTAACTGGGTGCTGGACATCCAAGAAAGAAAGACACAGATAAGACACACGAACCCTTACGATAGACACAGCAACAAGCCAGATACGGCAGGGCACTATTATGTTGATTACACTAGATTTAGAGACCAACACCGACCACGATACGATCTGGTGCGGAGTAACTGAGGAAGTCAAGACAGGCAAACAGCTTGTCCACACTTCTCCAGACACTCTAATACCTGTATTGCGTGAAGCAACAGGTGTAATTGGTCACAATATTATAGGATTCGACGCTCCAGTGCTTGAAAACGTGTGGGGATTACAGCTACCAGGCAGTCAGTTGATAGATACTTTAGTCCTCAGCAGGTTGTATAACCCTTCTCTGGAAGGCGGACACAGTTTAGATAGCTGGGGCAAGAGATTTGGTGATTTTAAGCTTGACTTTTCAGACTACAATGCTGGTCTATCCGATGAGATGATAGATTATTGCAAGCAGGACGTAGCTTTGACCACTAGCCTGTATAAACATTTGCTTAACGTGCTTAAACAAGAGGATTTCATCGACACATGCGTAGATTTAGAGCACAAGGTCGCCATCATTACGGCGGTTCAGGAGAGAAATGGCTTCGTACTAGACGTCAGTGGGGCAACATCCCTCTACCAGAAGATAACTCACAGGATGAGGACGATAACAACAGACCTGCAGAAGGTATTTCCACCGATAGTGGAGGAGAGATGGTCCGAGAAGACGAACAAGAGACTGAAAGACAAGGTGACAGAGTTCAATGTGGGGTCACGGAAGCAGATAGCGGAGAGATTGACAGAAGCAGGTGTTATATTCTCTCAGAAAACTGAGAAAGGTTCTGTAATTGTTAACGAAAAAGTGCTTGAAGGTATTGACATTCCAGAAGCTAAGGTTATTTACGAGTATCTTATGCTGCAGAAGCGCTCAGCACAGATAGATTCTTGGTTATCCTTCGAGAAGAACGGAAGAGTGCATGGTAGAGTCATCACTAATGGCGCTGTGACAGGTAGAATGACGCATCTTAGCCCTAACATGGCTCAAGTGCCGTCAGTGTCAGCACCATATGGTAAAGAATGTAGATCCTTCTGGACTGTACCACACGGCTACAAGCTAGTAGGTATAGATGCCAGCGGTTTAGAGCTACGTATGCTGGCACACTACATGCGAGATACCAAGTACACTAACGAGATCCTAAGCGGTGACATACACACTGCTAACATGAAGGCAGCAGGACTCACGGACCGCAACCAGGCGAAGACATTTATATACGCTTTCCTGTACGGTGCAGGTCCAGCTAAGATAGGCGAGATTGTTAAAGGTGGCTACAAGGAAGGACAGCAGCTTATGGCGGCGTTTCTACGCAACACACCAGCATTGGCTAAGCTACGTGACAAAGTGGCTAGACTGGCTCTCTCAGGCACTCTACAGGGTCTTGATGGCAGACGACTAAGAGTCAGGTCACAACACGCAGCACTCAACACACTGCTGCAAGGCGCAGGCGCTATAGTAATGAAGCAAGCGTTGATAATATTGTCAGAGACATTGACAGCTCGCGGGATACCTTTTAAGATTGTGGCTAACGTACATGATGAATTTCAAGTGGAAACGCCTGAGCACTTCGCTAAGGCAGTAGGCAAGGTAGCAGTAAAAGCTATTCAGAAAGCAGGTGAGCACTTCGATCTGCGCTGCCCTCTGGATGGTGAGTTCAACATAGGTAACAATTGGGCAGAAACACATTGACTTTTCTAAAGTTTGTGTGGTATAATATACATAGATCAGTTGTGATCTAAAACAGCACTTAAACGCAACATTTCAATCAAAGGTGATATCATGGAACAAGTAAAACCAGTAACAATTCAAGCAGACGTAATGTGGGCAAACCTGGTAGAAGAGAACAAACTGTCTGGTAAGTACCAGGTAAACTTAGCTAACCTGTCTAGCAACGCTGTAGACGCCCTGGAAGAGATGGGCATCAATGTACGCAACAAGGCAGAGCAAGGCGAGTTCATTACCTGCAAGTCTAGCAAGCCAATCCGAGCTTATGACACAGACGGTGAAGAGATCAAAGGCGTATTGATTGCCAACAACTCCAAGGCTAAAGCTGTCATTGGTCACTACGACTGGACCAGCCCATCAGGTGCTAAAGGCCGTAGCCCTTCACTGATGAAGCTAGTGATCACAGACTTAATCCAGTACACGCCTGAAGTAGATATGGCAGAAGCTTTGTGATCTTAATTGATGCAGACATCTTGGTCTATCGTCTAGGCTGGTCTTGTAACGAAGAGTCTGAGAAAGCAGCCATCAGAGGTATTGATGGCTTTATTACCGACCTTTTAGCATTCCACCTTGGAGCCGATGAAGAAGAGTCCGAGTATGTTCTGTATCTCACTGGTAAAGGAAACTTTCGCAACGACTACGCAGTAACTGCTCCCTACAAGGGCAACCGAAAAGATAAGGCAAAGCCAGTCCACATTCAAGCACTGAGACAACACCTTATCGATCAATGGGCAGCAGTAGTGACAGACGGGGAAGAGGCAGACGATGCCATAGCTATAGCAGCCACTACAATTGGCGACAAAGCTATCATGGTCTCCCTGGATAAGGACTTCGATCAGATCCCTGGCTGGCACTACAACTTCGTAAAGCGAACTAAATACTACGTAACGCCAGAGGAAGGCATGTTGTTCTTCTACCGCCAGATACTAATGGGTGACCGCATTGATAACATTGTCGGCATCTATGGCATAGGCGAGAAGAAGTCAGCTAAGTTGTTAGAAGACTGTGTCACTGAGCAGGACTACTACAACAAGTGCGTAGAGATGTATGATGGCGACGAAGACAGAGTAATAGAGAATGGTAGGATGCTCTGGCTTAGACGCCACGAAGGTGAGATATGGGAGTTTAAAGGTGAGGAATAACGGTAGATGGACAGAAGCGCGTTTCCGTTCCTTCATTATCTCAGCATTGCGCGGCGCTCACGGTAAATGGGGAGTCAAGCATGATGTTAAGAAGAAGTCGTGGGTAGAGCGTGGTAAGTACAAGTGCGCTGCGTGTAAGAAGGTAGGCGCATCTACTCTCCCTGCACTCGAAGGACGTAAGCGTAAAAGAAACAACGCAGCAGTAGATCATATAGATCCGGTTGTTAAACCAGAAGTCGGCTTCATAGATTGGAACACCTACATTGACAGAATGTTCCTAGAAGCGTCAGGCTATCAGGTGCTGTGTTACAAATGTCACGCTGAAAAGACAGCAGACGAACGTAAGCGGAGAAAGAAATGAGAGATTTAACTGTAGATTTATTAAACGAGTTGCTTGAGTATGATAAAGAAACTGGTGATTTGCTTTGGAAAGTGCGCAAAGCAAAAAGAGTTAAAGTAGGCGACATAGCTGGTTATATTGAAAGTACTGGCTACAAGCGTTTTACGATTAACGCCAAAAGTTATTTAGTGCACAGGATTGTTTTTTTAATGCACAAGGGATACTTACCTAAAACAATAGATCACATTAATGGAGATAGATTAGATAATCGGATAGAGAATCTACGAGCTGTCACTGCAAATCAAAACCAGCATAATAGAAAACTAAATAGCAACAACACAAGTGGCTTTAAAGGAGTCAGTTGGTTTAAAAAACAAAATAAGTGGAAGGCCTCTATTAGACTAGAAGGTAAGCAAATTAACGTAGGTTACTTTAGCACACCAGAAGAAGCAGACGCAGTAGTTAGGAAAGCACGAGAAGAACTACACGGTAGCTTTGCCAACCACGGAGATAACTAATGACTAAGCATCTAGTAATACCAGACACACAAGTAAAGCCTGGTCAGTCCTTAGAGCACCTACGCTGGGCTGGTCAATACGCAGCAGACAAGAAGCCAGACGTCATCATACACATTGGTGACCACTGGGATATGCCGTCATTGAGTAGCTATGACGTAGGCACTAAGAGCTTTGAAGGTAGACGCTACTTGCAGGACATTGAAGCAGGTATCGCTGGCATGGAAGAGTTCTTAGCGCCTATTAGAGAAGAGCAGAAGCGCTTGAAGGTCAACAAGCACAAGCAGTGGCGTCCACGTATGGTGTTCACCCTGGGCAACCACGAGAACCGTATAACACGCGCTGTAGAGTCCGACCCAAAGCTAGAAGGCTTACTGAAGTTTGAAGACTTTAAGCTGGAAGAGATGGGCTGGGAAGTGTATGACTTTTTAGATCCTGTCATCATTGACGAGATTGCCTACTGCCACTTCTTCACAAGCGGTGTTATGGGACGACCAGTAAGCAGTGCTAAGTTGATGTTGCAGAAGAAATACATGAGTTGTATTATGGGACATGTCCAGGATAGAGACATAGCCTATGCACGTAAAGCTGACGGCACAAACATGCTGGGCTTGTTCTCTGGGATCTACTATCAACACGACGAAGACTACTTGTCACCTCAGACTAACGGAAGCTGGGCAGGTATCTGGATGCTAAACGAAGTCGCTAACGGTGGTTGTGACGAGTTACCAGTCAGCATCAACTACTTGCGAGAGAAGTACGGAGCTTAGGATGGCAGCTACATACTACGATATATTGGAAAAACTGGAACAGCTGGACGAGATAACGCTCTTAGAGATCTTAGACATAACCTCTCAAGATCTAGTAGCTAAGTTCAGCAACAGAATAAACGATAGGTTGTCAGAATTTCAAGAGGATTTTAAAGATGAGCATTAATAACGCAACACCGCAAGACTGGGATAGATTACGCAAGCAGCATCCGCCATTAGACGAGTCTTTAATGTCAGTATATGTGGAGATGTCTCAAGAAGAGCTAGACGCTTACATCTTTGCTGAAGAAGAAGATGTAGATGTAGTCAACAAGCCTCGTCACTACAACACTGGCACTATTGAGTGTATTGATGCAATAGAGGAGTCCATGTCCAGTGTTGCATTTAAAGGCTACCTCAAGGGCAACTGCATGAAGTACCTGTGGCGTTATGACTACAAGGGCAAGCAGGTAGAAGACCTAGAG